ATTATTAAATTAATTTCATCTAAAAATGAAATAGTTAAGGAGTCAATTAATATTCCAATTAAAACTATGGTTAGTATTGCTAATCAAACATTAAATAATTACATAGAAAATCTTGATGAAAATTCTAAAAAAGAATTTTTACAAATTATATCTGAAGATATTCAATCTTTAGAAACTAAGTTCGAAACTATACGTGAAAACACTATTGTTAAGCTCAACACAATGTTGGAAAAAGAAGAGGAGTTTGAAATAAAAACTAAATTATCTGAAACAATAGAAAGAATTAAAGTTGAGAAATTTGACCAATTAAATTTTCTAAAATTAAAAAACTTAGAAAGTTCAATTTAATCTTTATTAAACTTTTCTTTGTAGATTGCCTTTATCACCTGTTTACGTCTTGCAACTGATTTTTTTGTAAATTCTCGTTTCTCAAACAATTTTTGATTTTGTTTAGTTTTAATTACCTTAGACTTTAAAGTCTTTAACGCTTTATCAATCGATTCGTTTTCTTTTATTTTTACTATTAACATATATTACAAATATCACAATACTTTAAAAAATTTTGACATTCGTATTTAAAAAGATTATATTTTTTAAAAAATAAACGATGTCATTATGAATATTAATGAAAAAAGGTAAAAGTGTAAAGTTGAATTTATTTCAACCAATTAAAACAGTGTACGGAACTGTTGATTCTAAAAATTTAAAATCATTGTACATAAACATTCAATCTTGGGTAAATCCTAAATTTGAGCACAATAATTGGAATAGGGTTGTTTGTAATTTAAGTAGAGATATAAAACATAGTGTATTTGATTCTATAGATACTAATTTATTTAAAGAAAAATCAATTGTTGACTTAGATTTGAGAACTAGTGGTATTTCACACGGAAAAAAATCTTTTTTTAATCTTGAGGTTAATTTATATACAACCAAAGAAATTGATTTTAAATCACAAGATATTAAAGATTCTGTTAGAAAAATTGTCAATCATATATTCTATTTTAACGTTGAAAATAACAAATACTTTGAATTTTCTACATCTAAAAAATAATTAATACGAACAAAGATATTTATACGATATATTTATCTTAAAAGTATTAATGAAAAAATTAAGAATTTTAGAATCAAACGAAGTAGGTCACGGAATTTTGATTGAAACAGATGCTGGATGGGTCTCTCCAAAAGAGAGTCATAATGCTCTTGTAATTCAAGAGTCGGCAAAATTAGATTACAGAAATCCATTTGAGTTTTATGCGGTATTACAGAAATATGATACTCCAAATAGAAATGGTAGAACATATCCTGAACAAATATTAAAAAGAGAAGCGGACAACTATAAAAAGGCGATTGCCAAGGGTTTGTCAACTTCAGAACTTAATCACCCTGAGTCGTCTCTTATTGACTTAGACAGGGTATCTCACATCATCACCGACATATGGTGGGATAGAAATATTTTAATGGGAAAATTAAAATTATTGACATCACCAGGATTTCACGAAAGAGGAATTGTTTCAACTAAAGGTGACCAAGCAGCAAACCTTATGAGACAAGGTGTTACTTTAGGTATATCTTCTCGTGGTGTTGGTTCATTAAAAAAAGTTGGAGAAAGAAATGAAGTACAAGACGACTTTGAATTAATTTGTTTTGACTTAGTATCATCACCATCAACACCTGGAGCTTATTTATTTACCAATCCTGAGGATAGAGATATGTATGAGGAAAATTTAGAAGAAGAAAAAAGAGGAAAACCAACGGTTAATTCAGATTATGTTGACAAGTCAGTTGACTTAATGAAAAAATTAAACGATTATTTGGGAAAATAAAAATTATGGACGAAAAATATTTTGTAGCAAAAATTCAGTATGATTTACCTGACCAGGATTCAGGTAAGATTAAAAAAATTAGAGAAGAAAAATTGGTTAAAGGTTATTCTGTAACGGATGTGGAAGCAAAGGTTACAAAAAAATATGAGGGATTCACTCATGATTGGAGAATAACTTCAGTATCAGAAAGCAAAATCGATGAAGTAATCGAAAAATAAAAAGTGGTCATTAGACCACTTTTTTTGTTTAAGTCGGATTTTTTCTTAATAGGGAACTATTTATAATGAAAAAAACCGATTTTTTTATGCGAGAAAATAAATTAGTACAAGAGGCTCTAATTCAAATGAAAAATGTTGAAGAAGCTATAGCCGAAAATGCAAAAGGAATACTTGCTTCTACTATGAAGGAAGAAATCAACCAACTAGTAAAAGAATCTCTATCGGAACAAGATGAAGATGAGATTGAATTAGATGTTGACGCAGATACTGATGTAGATGCTGAAACTGATAATGATGATGAAATGGAAATGGACTTAGACATGGATGTTGACGGAGACGAAGACGAAATGGACATGGATATGGATTCAATGGAAAGTCCAATTGACTTAACCGACGCTTCTGACGAAGAAATTCTAAAAGTATTTAAAGCAATGGGTGAAGAAGACGGAATTATCATTAAAAAAGATGGTGACGATGTTCACTTGACTGATAATGATGCTGACGTTGAATACCTTGTTAAACTTGGAGAATCTGAAGATGATATGATGTCTGATGACATGATGGAAGATGACATGATGAAGATGGATGATGACGAAGATACTGACGCAGTAATCGACGCAATTTTTGCTGAAATGGAAAACATGGATGAAGAAGATGAGTTTGATACTGAAGAAGAGGAACAAGAAGAGGAAGTTATGTATGAAATTTCATTAGAAGATGATTCTGAAATGATGGAAGATGATTCTGAAATGATGGAAGAAGACGAAGAATCTGATGAAGAAGGATACGCTAACGAATCTTACAGTCCAAAAAAAGGAATGAAAAAAGTAAAACCTAAAGGTGTTGGATTAGGCTCAGGTCCTAAGTTCGCATACAATAAGACCTCTGGTGGATTCAAAGAAGACAAAAAAGAAGGTCCAAAAGAAATGGGAACAGGAAAAGCAAAATTTGACTACAAAAAAGGTGCTAACATGGAAGGTAAATCTAAAGTTGTTAAAGCTGAAACTAAAGAAGGTGATTACGGAATGAATAGAGGTGATAAATCTAAGACCATGAAAGGTAAAGAAGATTACACCACTAAAAAAGGTATGACAAATTCTAAAGGGGAGAAAGCTTTTGAAAAAGAAGAAACCAAAGAAGCTGCTAGAACATACGGTATGGGTTCTAAAGAAGGTAGAGGTTTAAGAAAAGGTATTACTAACAATAGAAATTACGTTTATAAAAACGGTGTAACAGTTGAAAGTTTAGATGCTGAAGTGAATATGTTAAGAGAGAAAAATGAAGAATATAGAAAAGCACTTAATGTGTTCAGAGAAAAATTGAACGAAGTTGCTATCTTTAATTCTAATTTGGCTTACGCAACAAGATTATTCACAGAACATTCAACTACTAAGAAAGAAAAAATTAATATTCTTAGAAGATTCGACGATGTTGAGACATTAAAAGAGTCAAAATCTCTTTATAGGTCAATCAAAGACGAATTAGGAACAACTGACACAAAATCAATTAACGAATCTGTTGGAAACAAATTAAATAAAACAGTAACAACAGGTTCATCAACTACACTAATTGAATCAAAAACTTATGAGAATCCACAATTCTTAAGAATGAAAGATTTAATGGGTAAATTAGGGTAATTAAAAAAATAAAATAAAACTTAAAAAACAAAACAAACTAAAATGGGAGCATTATTAGAATCAGGTCTTGTTGGTAACATTGGTTTAAAACACTTAAAAGTTATCAAAGAAGATACAATCAACAAATGGGACAAATTAGGATTCTTAGAGGGTCTTAAAGGTCACATGAGAGAAAACGTAGCACAATTATACGAAAACCAAGCATCATTTTTAATTAATGAAGCATCATCTACATCTGATACAGGTGCATTTGAAACAGTGGTTTTCCCAATCGTTAGACGTGTATTCTCTAAATTATTAGCAAACGACATCGTTTCAGTACAAGCTATGAACTTACCAATTGGTAAATTATTCTACTTTGTACCTAACATTCAGGCGTACACTGACAATTCAACAGCAACTAATGGTATTCACCGTAAACCTTACGGAGCACCTGGATACGATGACGCAATTGATGGTGGTTCACCAAACAGTGGTTACGACTACAACAACACTAAAGACCTTTACGATAGATTCTACGAAGGTAACGAACCAGCATTAGACCCACCAGGTTTATTTGACTATTCTAAAGGACAATTCTCAGCAATAACTGCTGATGTTGTTACTGTATCTTGGTTTGCTGACCAATTAGTTCCTTCGGCTTACACTCTTTCTGATTACAGAAAAGTATTAATAGTTATGTCAGGTTTCGCATCTGATGGAGCTGGTAAATTAATCGGTCCTGATGGTCAACCAATGGATAATGAGGCTTTCTTATCTGATTTAACTATCTATGGTGTTGCTGGAAACACAACAACTGCGGCTAACGTAAATAATCCTTACTTATTTAGAGTAGTAACTCAAAGATATGGTAAAGGTATCGTACAATATGGTAACAACAACAGAACATTAGTATTCCCTAACAGTAAAACTGATGGTGGTCAATATGACGACTTATGTGATACTGAAGGTAAAATTTACTTAGAAGTTGACTTACAAGTTCCAGTATGTATCACTTGTGGTGGTTCTATGGACGGTTACACAGGTTCAACATTCTCTTCATCAACTGCAACTAGTAACGCATTTACAGCAACTTACAGAATCTACAAAAACTTAGAGTTTGAAGATAGAATTGGTGAGGTTTCATTTGATTTAATGTCAGTAACTGTTTCAGTAACTGAAAGAAAATTAAGAGCACAATGGTCTCCAGAAATGGCACAAGACGTTGCGGCGTTCCATAACATCGATGCTGAAGCTGAATTAACAGCTTTATTATCTGAGCAAGTTGC